CAAGATCATCCCAATTGGCGGATCGGGCACGTTAGCTTGCCGCAGTGCGCGTGACACTGGGGATCTCGTGATCAAGCTCTGACCTGCATTGATGCGCGGCGGCATCGCCACTCCCGCCGGCCCGGCCTTCCTCGGCAAACTGTCACGGTGCTGCATCAGTGCAGCTCAGGATCAGTATTGCCGTCACGCATCGCGCTATCCTGGATGCATGAAGACGAGGCGCTGCGAGCACTGCGGGGATCACCTTGCTGCTCGGCATGCGCACAACGCGCGCTTCTGTTCCGGCCGTTGCCGCATGGCCGCTCACCGGGCCGGCCGCAAGCAGGCCGATCCGGTGCCCTCCGCGATGACGCGTCGGCGTCAGTGGGTTCGGCGCACGGATCGCAAGGTGCCGCTGTCGGTTGTCGGCCCCAAGGTGCGGCCTGCTTCGTCGACTGATCCGGAAACGTGGGCGAGCTACAGCGCCGCCAACCGTTCGTCGGCCGGCTCGGGCATCGGGTTCGTCCTCAGCGCCATGGACCGTCTGGCGTGCATCGACCTGGATCACGCATTGCTGGATGGCGAGTTGAGGCCGTGGGCCCGCAGGATCGTCGACGGCCTGCCCGCGACGTACATCGAGGTGTCGCCATCGGGTACGGGGCTGCATATCTGGGGCTTCGGGACGGTGAGGCAGGGTCGCCGCATCCGACGAGGCGACTCGTCCATCGAGGTCTACGACCGGGGCCGGTATATCACGGTGACCCGGGAGCCGTTCGAGAAGGCACCGTCGAAGCTGGCCGATCTGACACGGGTGATCGCCGACTTGCTGTGAGGGGGTGCCCCTGATGGCCGGTCGCGGGTTTGCACCGAAGGAGACGCGCTCGCGCTCGCGGGACTCGAAGGCGCGGGATGCCGAGCTGAATCGGGTTGAGATCGACGACGAAGTTCGCGGTCCCGCGCTCCCAGAGGGGGTTCTGCCGGATCAGGAGTCATGGCACCTGCGGACCGTGCAGTGGTGGGAGACCTGGCGTCGGTCGGCGCAGGCGCAGGTTTTCATCGACACCGACTGGGACTTCCTCCTCGACACTGCACTGCTTCACCACGTCATGTGGACGAAGGGGCGCTGGGAGTTCGCGTCCGAGGTTCGCCTACGGGCCGCCAAATACGGGGCGACACCGGAGGACCGCATGCGCCTCAAGCTGAAGATCGAAACCCCGGCGGACCGGCAGGGGCCACCCGAGACGCCGCGGTCGACATCGGATCGGCGCAAGAACCTGCGGATCGTGTCAGAGGATGCCGGATAGGGGGTGCCATGCCGTGGCGTGGGCCCCAGTACGCCGGCGAGTTCCCTTCCCTCGGGCACGAGATCGTCGAGCACATCGAGCAATACCTCTGCCATGGTCCTGGCGATGTCATGGGCGAGGCCATCGACCTCGATGACGAGTTCTATGCCTTCATCGTCAAGGCGTACCGCTTGGACCCGGAGACGGGGCAGCGTGTATACCGGCGAGCGTTCCTGTCGAGGGCCAAGGGGCGCGCGAAGTCTGAGATCGCCGGGATGCTCGTGTGCGCCGAGGCGTTGTTCCCTGTTCGTTTCGCAGGCTGGGACGCGGGTGGCGATCCTGTAGGTCGGCCGGTCCGGTCACCCGTCATCCGGTGCATGGCCACCGAAGAGGGGCAGTCCGGGAACACCTACGACAACGTCACGGTGATGATGGAACATGTCGCCGAACACTTCGGTGACGAGTTCCCCGGCATTGACTTCGGAAAGTCGACTGCGTCTTCAAGCCGGGTGATCCTGCATCAGCAGCATGGCGAGATCGCGCCATCCACGTCTTCGGCCGGCGCGAAGGACGGCGGCAAGGAAACCTTCACGGTCTTCGATGAGACGCACCTCTATGTCACGCCCGAACTGCGGAAGATGCACAAGACGGTGCTGCGAAATCTCCGCAAGCGATTCGCGGCGCAGCCGTGGTCTCTTGAGACGTCGACGATGTATGAGCCGGGCCAGGACTCGGTCGCCGAAGCCACGCACGCCTACTACAAAGCGATCAAAGAAGGGCGCATCCGGGATGCCGACGCGGCCGGCTTGCTCTTTGATCACCGGCAGGCCAGGGATGGGACCGATCTGGCCGACCGGGACGCGCTGCTGGCCGGATTGAACGAAGCCTATGGGCCTGCCGCGGCGTGGATGGATCTGGACGGCATCATCGCCGAGATCTGGGATCCACAGTCGACCCCGTCGGACTCGCGCCGGTATTGGCTGAACCAGCCGGTTGCCGCGGAGGATGCCCTACTGGATCCCGCCGAGTGGGCGAAGTGTGCGTCGGATCTACGGCTCGATGACGGCGACGATGTCGTTCTCGGTTTCGACGGCGGCAAGTCGGACGACGCGACCGCACTGATTGCGATGCGCGTCTCGGACCGTCTCGTTCAGCCGCTGGGGATCTGGGAGCGCCCGGAGGGCCCGTTGGCGAAGGGCTGGGAGGTCGACCGCAAGCAGGTCTCCGACCTGGTGGCGCACGCATTCGGCAGGTACGCGGTGCGGGCGTTCTTCGCCGACGTAAAGCTCTGGGAGTCGTACATCGACGAGTGGGCCGAGACGTACCGCGACGAACTGTTGGTGAAGTCGTCGCCGAAGTCGCTGGTCGGATACGACATGCGTGGCCGACAGCAGGAGTTGACGCTGGCCACGGAGGCACTGGTGCAGGCGATCCGCGACGGAAAGATCCCGCACACCGACCATCCGACCCTCAACCGCCATGTGGGCAACGCACGGCGCCGCCCCAACCGGTGGGGTGTCAGTTTCGGCAAGGAGTCGCGTGAGTCCCCGAAGAAGGTCGACGGTTTCGCGGCGACGCAGTTGGCGGACATGGCGCGGCGGGCGCTGTTGGCGTCTCCGGAGTGGGCGAAGCGGGCGAAGAAGCGGCAGCGCACTGGGCGCGTGCACGGGTTTGCGTAGCGAGGGGGTGGGTGGCGCGTGGTGATGTCTGCTGATGAAGCGGCTTTGATGGCGCGGCGCCTGTTGAAGCTGCGCGAGGAGGAGCAGGCACGACTGAACCGGATCGCGGACTACATGTGCGGCAAACACTCCAGTGTTTACGTACCGCGGGGCGCCCGGGCGGAGTATCGGTGGCTGCTGGACCGCGCCAAGGTCAAGATCCTGCCGCTGATTGTCACGGTGGTGGCGCAGAACCTGTACGTCGACGGCTATCGGCCGAAGGGCTCCGACGACAATGCGGAGCCGTGGGCGGTATGGCAGGCGAATCGTCTGGATGCCCGCCAGCATGGTGTGCACCGTGCGGCGTTGACCTACGGGGCCGCGTATGCAGTGGTGATGCCGGGCAAGCCCGTGCCGGTGATCACCCCGTTTTCGCCGCGCCGGATGACGGCCCTGTATGCGGATCCGGTGAACGACGAATGGCCGCTGTACGCGGTCGAGGACCGTGTGGAGAACACGGCAAACGGCCAGCGACGGGTCATCCGCATCTACGACGAAGAGGCCCGCTACACGCTGGTCGGGCAGGTCGACGGCACCCAACTGAAGCTCGACGGTGACGGGGCAATTCAGGTCCACAACCTCGGCGTTTGTCCGATCGTCAGGTTCGTCAACACCGACGACCTGGACGGTGATGGCGTGCTCGGCGAGGTCGAGCCCCTGATCGACGCCCAGGACCAGCTGAACATGACGACGTTCAACCTGCTGATGGCGCAGCAGTACGCGGCGTTCCGTCAGCGCTGGGTGACCGGCATGGCCCCGCCGATCGACGAGAACGGCAACCCAATGGAGCCGTTCAAGGCCCGCGTGGACGGCCTGTTCGTCGCCGAGGACGCGGACACGAAGTTCGGTGAGTTCGGCGCGACGGACCTGAAGGGCTACCTCGACTCCCGTGAGTCGACGATCCAGCACATCGCGACCTTGTCGCAGGTGCCGCCCTATCACCTGCTGGGCAAGCTGGTGAACCTGTCCGCCGAGGCGCTGGCGGCTGCTCGGGACGGCCTGGACCGCAAGGTCGGCGAGCGCGAGAGCTTGTTCGGCGAGGCGTGGGAGCAGACTCTTCGCCTGGCCGGTCTCGCGGCGGGCGACGAGGCGGCCTGGGAAGACACCGCCGCCCAGGTGGTGTGGCGTGACACGTCGGCCCGGTCGCTCGCGCAGACGGTGGACGCGCTCGGCAAGCTGGTGACGATGCTCGGGGTTCCGCCGCAGGAGCTGTGGGAGAAGATTCCCGGGGTTACGCAGACCGATGTGGGCCGCTGGAAGCTCGCCGCGCATGAAGGTGATGCGATGAATCGGCTGAACGGCATCATCGAGAAGCAGATGCAGCCCACGGCGATCTCCCAGGTCCCGGCGGCGCTGCCCGCTCCGGCGGCCTGACGGTGGCCGGTCAGGCGCAGGCGGCGCAGTCGTTCCGGCGCACGCAGGCCCTGCTGGCGGCGCAGATGGCCCGCCAGATTCTGCGCGTGTGGCGCGATCTCATGAACCCGGCGAAGATCGACGCGTCGTGGCCTGCCGTGCGGGCGGCACTGATGCCGATCGTGCAGCAGGCGAGGGCACAGTCTGCCGCCCTGGCAGGTGCCGCCTACATGGATGCCCGCCGCGCGGCTGGAGTGCCGGACGGCGGGTTCGACCCTGAGGGGCCGCTGCAACTCGCCATCGCACGACTGGAGTCGTCGCTGGACGTGACGGGCCCGGTCGAGTTCAAGAAGGCGGTCGCCGCGGGCAAGTCGCCACAGCAGGCGATGGACGCCGCCGCAGTGCGCATGGTGGGCTCGACGCAATATCTGGCCCTTGAGGGCGGCCGGTCGGTGATGAAGCAGTCCATCGAGACCGATGAGCGCGCAACCGGCTGGTCGCGGGTCACCGACAACGACCCGTGCGCCTGGTGCGCGATGCTTGCCAGCCGCGGGCCTGTGTACAAGTCGGCGAAGTCGGCCGGCGATCCACGGCAGGGCGGCAATTCGTACCACGACCACTGCGGTTGTGAGGCGTGGCCGGCGTTCACGCTGGACGAGCCGTTCGTGGGTCTCGCCGAGTCCCTGTATGGGGACTGGCGGGAGCAGACCAAGGGAACTGGCGGCCGGGCTGCGGTGAACGCGTTCCGCCGCTGGTGGGAATCTGAGGGCCGGGCAGGCTATACGGCGCCGGAGCGACCGCGGTGAGGGGAGGTGAACGATGGCAGAGCAGTCCGCCCAGGACATGCGTGATCTGGTGAAGAAGGGCAAGGCGATGCCTGCCCCCGGTGACACGCCGGGCCGCTACCCGATCGAGAACCGGCAGGATCTGCAGAACGCGATCCTGGCGGTCGGCAGGGTTCGGCCGAACACTGATGCGGCCAGGGCAGCCGTGCGCCGCTTCATCTTGAAGCGCGCCACTGAACTCAATCTGGGCAGCATTATCCCGCCCAACTGGAACCCGGACGGGTCCCTCAAGTCCTGACCTTCCCGGCGCCACCCGACCTGCCCGACAGGGCGTCGGGCGACCGCCCCCAAAGACGTGTGCTCGCCGACATGGCGGGCGCCTTTTCCATGCCCTAATCCGCGCTGAGCCGACAGGTAGCGCGCGACCCCGACACGGGAGTCATCACCATGTCCGAACCCGCCGCAGAACCGGCCGCGCAGCCGTCCGGCGACAGTGACGCGCAGGCACAGCAGCAGCTGGCCGACGCGGTCGCCGCAGGCCAGTTCCTCAACAAGCCCCAGCCGCCTGCCACGCCTGCGGCTCCCGCTCCGGCGGGGCAGCAGCCTGCGGCCGGTGAGCCGGAGCCGAAGGACTGGGAGTCCGAGGCGACGAAATGGAAGGCCCTGGCCAGGCAGCACGAGAACAAGCACCTGGCCTCGCTGGGCTTCAAGTCGAAGGACGAGATCGACCAGCTGCGGCAGGCGGCCCAGAAGCACGCCGAGTTCGAGGAAGCCCAGAAGACCGAGCTGCAGAAGCAGACCGACCGGGCGACGACCTACGAGCAGCAGCTCACTGGCCTGCAGTCGGCAAACGCCCGCCTGATGGCGGCAGCAACGCACAACATCCCGCCCGACCTCATCGACCTCCTCGGCTCCGGCACGGACGAGGAGATCAACACCCGGGCCGAGATGCTCGCCGAACGCCTCAAGGCCGCAACCCCGACGGCACCCCCGACGCCTCAGCGGCCGGTGGAGTCGCTGACGCCCGGTGCGGCCCCGCCCAGCGCCGCGCCCGCGGACGCCGATGCGTGGATCCGCAAGATGGCCGGCCGGTAACCCCAACCCCTTCGCAGCACCGGAATCACCCATGTCCACGGGGCCGGGGTCGCTGCACTTCCGAAAGGAGACCCCGTGGCCACGTACAACTCTCTCATCAGTCGGGATGCCAGCAACGATCCGCTGGTGCCCGAGCCGGTGTCCGCTCAGATCATCCAGGAGATGCCGTCTCAGTCGGCGATCCTCCAGCTGGCCACCCCGGTCCCGATGTCCACGAAGACGCAGCGGCAGCCGGTTCTCGATGTGCTGCCGATCGCCTACTTCGTGGGCGGCGACACCGGTCTGAAGCAGACCAGCGCCCAGGACTGGAAGAACGTCGATCTGATCGTCGAGGAGATGGCGGCGATCGTCCCCATCCCTGAGGCGTACTTGGACGACGCGCAGATGCCGATCTGGGACCAGGTCCGCCCGCGGCTGACGGAGGCGCTGGGTGCGCTTCTGGACGGTGCGGCACTGTTCGGGACGAACAAGCCCAGCACGTGGCCGACGGCCATCTATCAGTCGGCGGTCGCCGCGGGTAACGCGGTGATCTCCGGTACTGGCGAGGACTTCGGCCAGGACGTGTCGTCGGTGGCCGAGCTCGTCACGAAGGACGGGTTCGCCGTCAACGGCTTCGTCGCCCGGCCGGGCCTCAACTGGCGGCTGGTCGGCATCCGCTCCACCCAGGGCGCGCCGATCTACCAGCCGAACATGCAGGACGGGCGGCCGGGCGGCAACCTGTACGGCTACCCGATGGCGGAGCTCGCCAACGGCGCCTGGGACACCTCCGAGGCCGAGCTGATCATGGGTGACTGGCGCAAGGCCATCGTCGGCCTGCGGCAGGACATCAGCTTCAAGCTGTTCACCGAGGGCGTCATCTCCGACGACGACGGCAAGGTCATCCTCAACCTGATGCAGCAGGACTCCGTCGCCATGCGTGTCGTCATGCGTTCGGCGTTCGCCACGGCCAACCCGGCGACCCGCGTCAACACCAACTCGGCGACCCGGTCGCCGTTCGGTGTCGTGCAGGCGACCACGGCCGCTTCCTGACCGTGCGGCGGCCAGCTC